TAGGATTATGATTTATGATAGAAGTCGTTGCTCTCGCTGGAGCAATAAACTCAATCAGTGGAGCTATTACCTCAAGCTTACAAGCCGGTAGAAGTTTAAGTCAGCTAACACCGCAAATATCAAAACTTGGAGCATTAGATAGCCAGATACAAATAGCACAAGCTGGTAAACACAAAGGTATATTATCAAAACTAACTAGTACCGAAAGTGAAGCCTTCGCAATAACTCAGGCGAAAATGGCACATAAAAATGCTATGGAAAAAATCAGAGAGACAATGCAACTTTTTGCACCATTCGGCACTTGGGAAGCATTTAATAAAGAACTTGCTGATGCCAGAGTTAGAAAGAAAAAACAACTAGAAGAACTCTCAAGAATTAGGAAAAGAAATGAACTAATAGTTGCTTGTATTTTAGGAGCTGTCCTTTTTGGAGGTGGTTCGTATTTAGCAATCTATTTCTTCGTGCAAACAGTAGGCTAATAACATTGGAAATTTATGACATGGAATTAAGAAAACAAATCGTACAAGACTTAATTAAACATGAGGGCAAAGAGACTTATGTTTATATGGATAATAGCAAAGAAAAAATAGAAACTATTGGAGTAGGTAGGAACTTACGTCACGTAGGTTTAAGTGAAGATGAAATCTTATACTTGCTTAATAACGATATAGACAGAGTAGAAAAGCAATTAGATACTTACTTCCCTTGGTGGAGAGAGAAGATTGAACTTGTACGAAGAATGTTAATTTCTTTTGTATTTAATGTTGGTATTGGAACTGCTCAAAAATTTCCAAAGATGATGAAGGCTATAGAAGATGACAATTATTTTATGGCTGTTGAAGAATTACTCCATAACTCTAATGGAGAAAAATCAAAATATTATAAACAAGTTGGCAGACGAGCTAGAGAAATGGCTGATTGGCTTGAAGAAGCTGATGCAAATTGGTTAAGGAATATACGATGATAGGAGCATTAATATCACCAATAGCTTCACTACTAGGTACAGTAGTTGAAACTCAAATGGTTAAACAAAAATCTAAGCAAAAGATACTTGAAGACGTAGCTACTCACGATAATAAGTGGGAACTATTAATGGCTAAGAATATGAACAATTCGTGGTCTGATGAAATATGGACTGTAGCGATAGTCTTAATAATGTTTTTGTGCTTCGTGCCTTTTATGCAACCTTATATTCAGTCAGGCTTTCAAGTTCTTAAGAATGATACTCCGGAGTGGTTTCAATACGCAGTGTTTGCATCATTGGCCGGAAGCTATGGACTTAAGACTTTAGGAAAGTTTAAGAAATGAAACCAGAGACAGTAGAAAAATGGTCGCACACTATAGACAGTTTTAAAGTCATACCAAGAGCCTTAATTCTTCTTTATATGTATTTAACCTATACAGTTGTTTTTTGGTACATTAGTTTGGACAGTCCAAGTTTAGAACAGAGTACCATGGTATCAGTCTTGACTTCAGCTCAAGCTGTAGCTCTAGGATTATTTATGGGTAAGTCTTCATAGAATAGTACAGTTAACAAGACAAAGTGCTTGATTGTACAGTTAAATGGTCTATATTAGTTTGGGTGTACTACGAAGTTCTATCTCGTTAAGGACTGTTCTCTGTCTCAGTACAGCTGATTAGTGGTTAAACCTTTGAAGCTTGTGGTACACACCTTGAAACAAGTGTGGAGAAGGGCATGACTAACCCTACTGAAGACAACGACGGCATTCCACCAATACCTCAAAAAAGAGGTGTGTTTGGTGATGATGGTATCCAACGAACTTTAAAACCAGAGTATCAAGAAGCATTATACGAAGATTTCGTAAAGTTTTGGCAACATCAATTTAACGACCCAAACCTTGATATAAAAGCGGTTAAAGATGCTGATGGTAATATACCAATGTTAGCAAGAGAAAACTTTAATGAAGAAATAGCTGATACTTGGCATAAGTTAAAAGAGAGTATTGCTATACAGAATAATATTGAAAAATATGAAAAGTTTAGAGAAGAAAATGAAGGTAAAGGAAAATCAGGTAAATCAGCTCTTGTAGCTCTTAAGTCTGTTTTAAGATGGGCAACTGGTCAATCATCAAAGATAACTGCATCTCAGATAATAACACTTTTAACTGTCGCTCAGTATGAAGGTCAAAAGCTTTCGTTTTATATTGAAAAAACTGGTCAGCTAAAAAGTACAGTATCAAGACATATGCTTGAGATGGGTCAGCCAACGAAACTTTATAAAGGTTTAGATTGGATTGATGTACGACCACATCCACATGATGCCAGAGCTTCACAATACTTTCTAACTCCAAAGGGTCATCAATTCGTTGAGCATATAGAAGAGCAACTTGATATGCCTTATGAGCAAGATGGTATTTTAAGTTCAATATTAGGTATTCCAATGATTGGTATTAAGCAAAAGCTTGAGAAAGCACCGCCACGAGGTGATGATGAATTAAGAGTAATTACTAAAGAAGGTAAAGTTAAGAATATCAAAGCTACAGAAATTCAGAATGCTCAATATGATAAAGATAGCTATATTGGCTATAAAAAAGGCGATAAACAACAATCAATTATTGATAATAAAGTTGACGGAGAAACAAAGTTTGAAGTTCTTGACCATGAGAATTTAACTGATGATGATATTCAAGAACGATTAGAATATTCTAAAAATTTAAAACAACGTAACAAAACTGAAACTTAAGTTTGCTATTTTCTTAAATTCACAATCCTATGTGATGTCGTTTTGATTTAAAGGTCTACGAGAGAAATCTTGTAGACCTTTTTTTTCGCAGTTTTATATGCTTGGGATTGCAATAAATAAATGTTCTAAAAACGACAAAAGTTTATATATAACCAACTGCCATAACTTGAAGAAAAACTAGATGAAAATGGCTTAAAATAGAACGTACAAAGAAATTGTTTGACTTATGTGAAATAAGGGTTTCTGGGCTATACATTTAGAGAAAAAGATGTTAGATTAATAACATCGTTAATTGATAAAAGTTATGATTTAATATGAATAATAAAAACGACAATCTAAATAGCGGGATTTGCAGTCCCGAACATCAACCACTCTGCCATCCGGCCATATCTTGTTGTTTTTACTGGGTTACAGAGCATTATTCAAGTCCTAATTTTTTGTGGCCTTATTGCCACAGTAACGATGCCTTTTCATCATTTTAAGTCAAATAGGAGAGACAAATGAATAAAGAAAATACATCTAATCAAATATCAAATAGACGGATTTCTTCAAGAAAAAACTTATCAAAAAGCGACATAAATTTTGAAGAGTTTTTAAGAGCAAATCATACACGTCTAAAAGGCAAGTATGTTTTGAAAGGTGAGCATCTAAATCGCACCTTAAAGAAGCTAGAAAAATTCGCTAAATTCAATGGTGTAGCTTTTGATGAAACATCACCAGATAGATTTGGATTGCTCAAAGTATCTGAAATTACTTTTGAAGATATTGAAGATTTTCTAGATGCACTTCAACAAGGAAGCGACAATGTTTACAACACAAGGGAAACATTTCGTCTAAATGGATGCGAACTTTCAGACGAAACAATGAACCGATATTTGTCAGCTTTTTCGGTTGTTTTCAAAACTGCAAGGGGTCAAGGGATAGTGCATTCCGTACCTATATTAAACTGGAGAGAAAGACCTTCAGAGGGTAGGCCAAGATATTTTTCTGACGAAGAGTACGGACAGATACTTCAGGAGTTTGAAGCCACTCAATGGAAGTGGATGGCAGACCTTGCACGTATCGGATACAATACTGGTATGAGACGTGGAGAGCAAAGACATATCAATGGTCTTGTTAAGCTTTCTGATGATGAGAAGTTCCTTATTATTCCACCAGAGGTTGCTAAAACTAAAAAGGGAAGACTTGTACCTCTGAACTCTATTGCTTTGTCAGCCGTTAAAAATCTGCCAAACATGACAAAAGAATTTAAGGTTCACGTCTACAACAAATGTTGGAAAAATGCGAGAGAAGTCATTGCACCGAATGATGCTAATTTTACCGGTCATACTTTAAGACATACTTGTGCAACACGTCTTGCAAATCAAAAATACAACATTAAACATATTGCAGTTTATCTTGGTCATTCTTCTACACGCACTACAGAAAGGTATATCAAAGCTGATACTTCCCAACTTCTCAATATGGCAAATTCTTTTGACGGAGAAGTGGTATGAGAAAAATCTATAAGAGCAACGTAGAACGAATTAAAAAGCAAAATGCTGAATATGTACGAAAGCTTCAAATCCTTATGGCTCATAGGCTTCGTAGGCTGAATAAACGTATAGTTTAACTTACAGATAAACCCAAAAAGACACTTTATTAATTTAAGGTGTCTTTTTTTTCGTCTTGGTCAGATGTCTGACTAAAGATACTTAAAGACACTTTAGACCTAAATATTCTAAGTTTAAATTTACTCCACTTCGTTACGTAAATTTTTCAAAAGATTAAAACCTTTAGTTTATTTAGGTTCTTTATCTTAAAGATACTTAAGGTGAAATCTCCTCGCTTCGCTCGGAGATTTTTAAAATACATATATCTATAAGTATATCTATAGATACTTATAGGTACTTATTCCTAAAGTGACTATCGTCACTTTTTCAAAACAATTAATCATAACACTCTATAAGTGTACTATAAGTATATATATAAGGGTTTAAGACTTAAGGAGATTTAAATGAATTACGAAGAATACAAATTTTACAAAGTTAAATATCCAAAACACGAAAATGAAGTTAT